TTCAAGATATCCTTTGGAAATATGTAAAGGCTGCAAACGATAACGCTTTTTATTGCCAAGTAGAAAATATATGCGACATTCAGTTTACAGAATATCATGCCAATAAGGGCGGTCATTACGACTGGCACATAGATGTAAACTGGGATGGCAACGAGGCGCGGGATAGGAAGTTGAGCGTTACCGTGCAGCTTTCAGACCAAAGCGAATATGAGGGCGGGGGATTTGAGTTCGCGGAATGTCAAACGCCAGACGCTTCATCTCGCGCAAAGGGAACTGTTTTAGTTTTCCCAAGCTATTTGCAGCATAGAGTTTTGCCAATAACAAGCGGCACAAGGAAAAGTCTTGTTGCGTGGTTTGAAGGCCCAAGGTGGCAATAGTCTACCAAATATCCCTTAATGGCGATGCTTTTGACGCAAGGGGAAAGGACTGGATCGAGCTAGAGGCTGAGAGCGGCTGTAAGCGCGACACAGAGTGGAAAGACCCCATACTCGACAGACATATGCTCGAAACAGAGTTCGGATGCGCTGTGAGCCATTTGCGCGTTTGGAGAAAGATAGCCAACTCTGGGCTGAACGGCATAATCCTAGAGGAAGATGCGATCTTTGAAAGCATCGATGTCACGAATGTTGACGCGGTTTTGAAACATCACGACAGCGCTTGGCTCGGCTACAGAAAAAACACTCTGGGTTACTGGTATAACTGCCACGCCTATGCTCTTACGCCGACAACGGCTCGACTGTTAATCGATGGATTTTCAGAAAACATTATCCCAGTGGATGAGTGGGTTCCACTGACGCTCTTAATGCAAAAAAAAGAAAACTACTTCTTTGAGCCAGAGCGGGTCAAGCAAATCCCACGATCAATAAGACCCAGCACAATAGAGGCAGCACAAATGCAAAATCACGTTTTAACAGTAGGCACAGACCAAGAGAAAATGTGGGCGCTTGAACAATCAGCAAATCGTCACGGCATAACGTATTTAAATTTAGGACAGGGGGTCGAGTGGACAGGCGGCTCAATGGAAGCGCACGGCGGCGGTCAAAAAATAAATTTAACACGCAATCACCTTCTCACGCTTCCAGACAATGACACTGCTCTTTTTGTCGATGGCTATGACGTTTTGTTTTGCGATGATCTGCAAACGATAGTTGAGCGCTTCGAGGGATTTGATTGTGATATACTTTTTGCGGCTGAAAAGGACTGCTGGCCTGATCCAAAGATGGCCCCTATGTTTCCCATGACGCCTACGCCGTATAAATATTTGAACAGCGGCGTTTACATAGGAAAAGTCAAAGCTTTAAGAGAGTTCTTCAACGAGATCGTTATGGGTGATCAAGATGATCAACTTTGGATGCAAAAACGTTTTGTCAATCAAACAGGTTTGAGCATCAAGATGGATTATGAAGGCTACATTTTCCAATGCAACGATGAGGTTTCTGTTCAAGATGGTCAAATTTCAAATGGTATATGTTGCTCCTGCATATATCATGGGAATGGTGGCGATGACGCCAAGGCTAGGTTTTTAAATTTAGCAAAGACGTTTGGCTACGTTGAGGAAGCGCAACAGGTCAAAAGCCCATATTATATGGATCTAGACTTTGAGGTGGTGGCAAACGATATTTTGGTCACGAAGTTTCTGACGGAAAGTCAGTGCCGATACATCATCGACAAGTCTGAAGCGCATGGCGGCTGGTCACCACTGCCTGATGATAAGTTCCCCGCCTATGAAATCAGGCTCAAAGAGTTGGGCCTGTGGGATGAATACGAGCGCCTGTGGCGTCAAAAGTTAGGCGTTATAAGTGAGAAACACTGGACGCCAATGAAGCACTACGGGCTGCGGGATGCGTTCTCAATGCGCTATTCGGTGGACACGCAAAAGACACTTGGGCTGCATTGTGATGCAAGCCATGTGACAGGATCAGTGAAGCTGAACGATGATTATGAGGGGGCAACTTTGATCTTCCCGCGTCAAACTTTTGACAACGAATACGTTTCGATTGGTGACTGCATTTTGTTTCCATCACAGGTCACCCACGGTCACCATGTTGATGAGTTAAAATCGGGTGTGAAATATTCTTTAACCATGTGGACGAGTAGATATGAGGGTGATGTCAATTAGCATGAAGACATTTATTACGAAATGTAATATAATCCCGCAAATCACTCACGAGGTGTAATATGGCAACGGCTCTCGACAACGCCCTTGGCCCAGTGGCGGCACAAATGATTAATCAGTTCGGCACAACCGTCATCATGCGTGGCGGTGAGGTGTCGAGCTATAATCCCACCACAGGCGTTTTGTCGAAGTCGCAGCAAGAGCAAACTCGCAAGGCGATCATATCAAGCGCAAAAACAAAAGCTGGCGGTGCAAGTGAGGTTATCGCTGTCGGAGGGCAACCCCTGTCAACTCAGGCTGCGTATGACAAGGCAAACTTTATTTTGATCATGGCAAGAGCGGGTGAAGCTTTTGCGCCAGAAGTCGGCTATGAGGTCGAGTTTAATTCAAAGAAATATAATGTAATCGCGGTCACTCCAAACTTTTCGGGTGATCTTGTCGCGACTTATGACGTGGCGGTGGCACTATGATCGAAAAAAGCTTTGAATTGGATCTTTCAAAATTCGTTCAACAAGCGGGTTTAAATGTGGAAACAGCCGTTCGTCGCGTTGGCTTCGACGTTCTAAATAAAGCAAAGGCAAACACGCGGGTTGATACGGGGCGACTGCGTGGATCTTGGAATATAACCGAGGAAGTGGTCGATCAATCTGTTCTTAAAGAAGCGCCAGACAGTCAGAAAAACTATTACGGGCCAGAAGCCCAGAACGCGGTTGGATACATAAGCGGCAAGGGCGAAGTTTATATAACCAACAACGTCGAATATGGCCCGTTTATAGATTTAAAAGATAACATCGTCGATCTGACGGTGGCTCAAGTCGAAGCTGAAATAAATGCAACGCTAAGAGAGCTAGAAAAGGGCTAAGTCTTGATATATAAAATTACAAATTGTAATAAATAGGCAAATCATGAGCAGTTTTGCAGATGAAAGAGCGGCAATTGAAAAACGCTTCAAGGACAATTGGACAACCACTCCGATTGCTTTTGATAATGTTGGGTTTCGCCCGACTGACAGCGAATACGTTGCGATTTTTATTCAGAATGCTTCTGCCACTCAAATTGAACTAACAGGAACAACGCCCAACCACAGATACACAGGGCTTATTTCGATCCAGATTTTTGTTGATACAAACTCTGGTTCTCAAACTGCAAGAACTTACGCCGACACGATAGCCGCGATCTTTCGGAACCAGCGTTTTAGCAGTGGAAACAGCGGCACAATCATCTGTCGAACCCCAAACGTCCAAAGGGTCGGGGTAGTCGAAGGAAGGTTTCAGCTAAATTTAACAGTCCCCTACTATAGGGACGCAACTGCATAGAGGCTAAAGATGACAGACACTAATCGCGCAGCCCTGTTGCTTGCTCCGCAAACAGCATGGGGAACAGTCGCACCAAATACAATCGAAAGCAAAGCTGTCAGAATGACGGGCGAAAGCTTAACATTTAACATTTCAAACACGCAGTCAGATGAGATCAGGTCGGATCGAAATGTGTCTGATTTAATTAGAACAGATGCTTCCGTTTCTGGCGATATAAACTTTGAACTGTCATATGGTGGCACTTACACCGTGAGCGGATCTGATTACAATCACGCGATGGATGACCTTCTTGAAGGCGTGATGTGTAGTTCATTCAGCACAAACGTCTTGAAAAACGGGACAGCCACAAAAGCCTACACACTTGAAAAGCAATTTGGCGGCGTTGGCGGCTCTCAAGGTGGCTTTCACAGAATTAAAGATATTATGTTTGATGGCATGTCGCTGAACCTGTCGGCGGGAAGTATCGTCACTGGCTCTGTGAGCGCCATAGGGAACACGTTAGACGTATCCGACACAACCCAAGTAAAAGCACCTAATGCGGCCTCTGTGTCCACCACAGACGTTATGAACGCCATTGATGACGTTACACTTATCCAAGAAGGGGCAAGCCTTTCAAACCTATCGAAGTGCATGAACCTATCTTTGACGATTGCAAACAATTTGCGCGTGAACAATGAGATCGGAACCCTTGGCGCAGCGCGGATCGGTCTGGGTCAATTCGTAGTCACTGGCACTATGTCA